GAACAAGTAGAAGCGTGGATTGATCGACGCGAAAGCTATGAGTCAGAGCAACGAGAGTACGGCGGGCCGGAGTAGGTCCGTGGAACAATTTATTAGTACGGTGAGCGCAGCGGGAATTTTGTTATTCCTGCGCGCAGGAATAATTTTCAAGATTGATTGGGGGATGAAATGCTTGGAAAAGCGACGAAAAAGCAATTGCGAAAGCCGGGGGAATTAGAAACTGCGCTTCGAAGATGCATTCACGCGCAAGGCAAGGCAGATTCGACGGCTGATTGCTATTGGGAATGGGCTGAGAAGTTCTTGAAATGGGTGCACTCGGAAAGGAAAGAATGGGTCCATCCTCGAAATCTAGGGCGGGCTGAGGTTGAACGGTTTTTGTCGATGCTTGGAAACGATCGGAGGGTTTCGTCAACAACTCAAAATCAGGCTTTCTCGGCGCTGTGCTTTTTGTTTCGATGGGTCGTTAAACAGCCAATCGAGAATTGCTCGGCGCTTCGCTCGAAAACTCCGTCGGGCGTGCGCGAGGTTGTTGATCAATCGGAGATCGCGAAGCTATTTGAGGAACTTAGCGGCCCTGCTTTGCTTTGTGCTCGAATGATGTACGGCTCGAATTTCAGGATTGGTGAACTTGGCAAACTGAGAATCAAGGATTTATCTTTTGAACGCAAGCAAATTACGATTCACGGCGGAAAGGGTAAAAAAGATAGGATTGTTCAGTTTCCAGAGGTTTTACACGATTCGGTTCGTCGGCAAGTGGAATCAATGCGTGTGCTTTGGAAAAACGATTGTGTTGATGGGCTCAATGGTGTTTCTCTTCCAGATGCTTTTGGTCGCAAGTCTCCAAAGGCTCATAACGAATTTGCTTGGTACTATTTGTTTTGCGCTGACGATTATAGCAAATGTCCGCATACTGGGAAGCTTTTCAGACATCATCGAGACATGGACAACATCGGGCGGATTATCAAAAAGGCAGCGAGTAGAGCGGGACTATCAAAGAGGATAACGAGTCATTGCTTGCGACATTCCTACGCGACGCATTCGATCGAGGACGGCGTTCCAATCCATGTTTTGCAGAAACTCATGGGGCACGCGAGCATTGAGACAACCGAGACGTACTTGCATGTTTCAAAAAAGGGCGTGACGGCAACCAAGAGCCCTTTGGAAACTATTCTTGAGGCTCCGAAAATTCAAGGAGAGAAACGGCCAATGCTTCGGCTTTTTGTTGGTTGATTGGTCGGTAGATTGCGCAAGCATCTTCGACGGAAATGTTTGGATGTCCTCCTTGCTCTTGTCGGAGTCTGTCGTTGACGTCGTTATGCCTATCTACAGTCCATCGAAAAAACTCATCGCGATCATCAAACGGTGGTGGGTGTTTTTTTTGTAACGCTTCCCACTTCGACGAACAAGTACACCCGTAGCTAGGTATCAGTTTTTTCCACGATTTATACCGCTCCTGGATAGTGCTCCAGTCCTCTACCTCCCAAGCTAGTCGGTGTAACAGTCTCCAGACGAAAGACGGGCGGCATGTTAGTTGTACTAAGCTCTGAGCCTTCTTGCCGTTCCGCGTTTTTATCTTTGGACGAACACGCATAACTTGTGTCTTGGGTGCTGTTGTCTCGTTTAGCTTCTTGCATTTCCAACAAGTTTCGGTGTAGCCTTTGTTTCGGTGTTCCCAGCACGTTCTCACGTTGGGCAATCCTCTGATTGTAAGGCTGTTGTAAATGCTATCGCGTGATCATCCCAACTCGGATCGTCTATCGGATCGACGTTATTTGGTTCGCAAAACTCCACCGTGATACCTGGAGGACCGAGGACCGAACAAGCCATAACGCCACAAGATGCGTCGTCTTCCGTACACTCGCCAGTTATCCACTCCCAGCAAGACCATTCGGATGGAGGTGAAAAAGTAAAATCCGTTTTCAGTGGATCGGTGATTATCGTTGGAACATTATCTGCAACGCTACACGAGTGAAACAGAGGATCGGCTCCCGTTGCGAGTTTCGATGTCGACGTGAATCCGATGAATGGAGAAGCTACAACCGTCCAGTCCTCTGTGTAATACGGATAGAGAATGATCCCGTAATACAGTCCACCTGACGGGCTGTATTGACCCATCCATGTTTCGTGATCGATAACGCCAACAACCGGCCAATTCGCACACACGACGTTTTGCGTTTCGTCAAGGCACGGCGTAATCGCAACCTCAATAAATGAAAACTGTCCTCCCGGCAAAGGTCCGGCAGGAGGGCTAACACACTCACAACCGGCGTCAACGCATTCCGGAAACGTCGCGTCGCCGTCCACTGGCCAACGGTATGTTGTACCGGGATCGCCTGGCGTGACCTCGACTGTGATCCACTCGCATTCATCAACGCAACCCGTGTTATACGTTTGGATCAGTTCTTCGCGATCGATGAAGCAATCAGACGTACCGGCATCAGGATCTCCAATAGCGTCTAGCTGATACCGATTAGTGAGCGTTCCTCGAAAGTAACCGATAACGTAATGATTGAAAATATAAGACCACGAGATTTTTCGATACCATACCTCTGTCGTGCAATTGAATTTGTACTGGACTCGGATCTGTGCCGTGCTCAAAACGTGACCGTCACCCCAAACGATATCGCCCTTGTAACACTTGGTTTGATATCCTGACAAATTCGAACCGTCGCAGCCTTCTGGTAACTCACAATCCTCGCAAGTAAAAACGTACGCTTCCTCACAGCAGAATCCCTCTGGATTATCGACGCTCGTAACGTCAGACGTACCCGCTTCCTCACAACCTCCGATGCATTCATTGTTTACTAGAGTGTGATCGTAAAACAGCCAACACACGTTATCGATTACTGAGCTTGTCCATGATGCTCGCGCGTTGTCCGTATCGGCAACGTCGAATACAAAATCACCCTCAGGAGTCGTTAGCGTCACCGTGCATAGAACCGGAAGCGTATTCAAGTCTTGGCATGGGCAGTCATCGCAACAGCACTTCTTTTTTAGATACTTTCCGTTTTGTTTGAAGTACATTACGACACGCAATTCACCCGGATCTGTCGTCCTAGATTTGCTGCGTTCGCTGGTTCCGTTATCGTTGGCCCATCGACGCAAGGCGACGTACATCCTGGACCGCTAATTGGCTCCCAGCTATACACACCGGAATTGAGTTGGCATTCGTAGATGACATATTGCCCGTCGCATGGTGGCGGATCTTCGCATTCCCCAAAGCAAAGGCCAGTTGCTATTCCAGCAAGGCTACCGCCGCACACCCAATACTTGAGACAGTCGCCGCTCATAAAGATACCTGTTACGAATTGGGATAGCTCAATGATCGTTTGATCTTCGCTGCAATCTGTGTCATATTTCAAAGTGCAACCCTCTTGGTAAACCGTCGTAACCCACGAGTAGGTAGTACCTGCGTCCCAGTTATTCCAACCCGCTGCACCGTCCAGTTTTTCGAACTTGCATTCGTCTGGTAGTCGTTGGATACCGTGTACGACTTTGTTAGCTGTCGCTGTGTACACTTCGTAGCGCTCAGTTGTTGCGTTCCACTCACAACGAGCAGTACAACCACTCCATAGTTTGATACCTTCTGGGTTGTCGAATTCTATCGTAGCGTCTCCTGTCCATATTTCGTCGATACCTTCGATCGATCCGAGAGTATGCGGATCGGCTGCCGTTGCTTCCGTGAATAGACTGCCACCTGATACCGTTCCTCTGATTCGTGTCTTGCGATCGTTGATGGGTATCGCAAACCACTTACCTGTTGCATACTCTCTTACTAGGTAAACGAAATTACCAACAGACTGCGTGCCTGTTTTCATTGAAAAAACATCGAGAATAACCGGATCGACGCTAGGATATTCCTCCAACGTGTCGGCATCGCCAACCTCGCCGTATAACTGACGCAGCTCTGCCTTCCCTTGCCCTACCGTGTTTCCATCTCGTGCCGTTATCTCTTCGGTAATCTTCGCAACGTGGATTCGGTGCGTGCCGTCATTGATAGGCGTTTTCTCGCTGCGTCTAACGACGTACCCAGTCGACTCTAGATGCCGAATGACATCCAGAACCATCTTAGCTGTCTCAGGCGAATATACCCCTATTTTCTGTTCTGGCATTCGTTAATCCTCGAACGCCTTGAACGTCACCTTACAAGCTGCCGTATCCGCCTTAGCGTAGATCGTCGACCCTGGCTTGAGCCTGATCCACGCGAACTCGCCAGCCTTGAGTCGTATCATGTACGAAGTAGTCGCCACGCCAAAGTCGACAAAATTCGTAGCATCGTTGTTGCGAATATAGCACACGCCTATCGTTCCTAATTCGCTAAGGCTTATCGTTTCCTCAGTTGTTCCAATCGTTTGATATCCCGGAGTTGGACCGCCCATAGCGTTTTGCGTTATCGATAAAGCATTCGGTTGAATAACTTCCGACATGTTTCCGTTTGTGATTGCTACGCGAAGTGTTACTGATATTTCATTTGCCATTAGACTAATCCTAGTGCGTTGTAAGGTAGGGTTCCGTAGCGTTTGACCTTGAGCCAAACAGCGTTGTTAATGTTGGTTTCTGGATAACCGTCGAGTTTTAATTGAACTGGCTTAACGACAGGCTCTCCAGCGGCATCCGTAGCACGAGCTACCTTCCCGGCTTGGTTCCTTGCGTAGTATCCTTCGTGCCTTATCCTCGCGTGCCAAGCTTGTGCCGGAGTGCAGTTGTACGGATATCGAAACACGATCGTTGCGGAAACTTCGAAGTAACTACCCGTATTTGTTATGATCTCGTTTGCAGAATAGTTTGTCATGCGAGCCATCCCCGCGTAGTAGTTTTGAAAATCATCGCTACTTACTGAGTGCAAATATGGATTTATCAAGTGTGGCGAGAACGAAGCAAAGTTTCTCTTTACACTTAGCACTTGATCCGACAATTCCATTGTGACGCCTTCGATCGGCTCGCCCAAACCAGTAACGATCGGCTTTCCGTCAAAATCCTGATCGATTGGTTCTGTCGATGTCGTGTTGCTCCAACTAATTATCGGTGGTGCCGCTAATGGATTCGGTTCGCCCTCGTAAGAGATTATCACCACCGACATGATTGGCGATACCCGTTGTGGGTCGGCTCGCTTGCACACCGTCCACGCTGTACCCGTCAAAACATCTCCAGCTCTCGGTATGTTTGGTGCGTTGATAACGTCGTTTTGGGTTGCGTCCGGCGAGTGTGTTACCTGCCAGCCTTCGGTAAAGGCTTCGGTGAATCGTCCATCGTTCGTAATCGATACCGATCCGCCGTCGCGCGACCACATTTTTGTAGCTGGGTCTACGCTCATGTTGTGAACTCCAACGTTAGCTTTTCGCCGGGTGAGTCGCTGTTATCCGCAATTGTCTCGGTAGCCGTACCAGTTCGAATCGCCCATTTCATAATCGTATCGAGTTTTTGGATAATCTTTTCCATTGGTCCACCTTCACTGCTCCCGCGTGTGAGTAGTCGCGACTCTACGGCTTGAAGTTGACCTGCCGGGCTTAATGCTTTTGCAATTGGATCGTCTGTTTTAACGTCGATCTGTTCTTGTTTTTTTGTTTCTTCTTGCTCTTTGCGAGACGCTATCTCTTTCTGTAGCGTCTCGATTCTTGCTCGATCTTCTTCGTTTGCTGCTTTCGAAAGGTTTTCCATTTCCCTTACCGCTGTTTCACCGATATCCATTACAGCGATCTGACGCTCTAAACTAGCGATAACTCCCTGAGATACCTCAAGTGCTTTCTGTCTTTCGCGTTCTCTTGCTTCGGATTGCTTATCGATCTCGCTGGTTATTTCTCGTTCCATATCGAGTTGCGTCCGAACAGACGCAAGTGCATTATCTGCGTCGGCCTGTGCGTCTGCTGCTGCCCTCTGGCGTGCTTCGTTAATAGTCTTTAGATTTGCCGCACCCGTATCGAATTGCAGAGCATCACGCAACGCCTTTCCGTCGAACGTGTGAAAAGCAATCCACGCCCTCCCTAAGTCGTACATGTCGCCAGCAGCTAATGCAATGTAGTCGACGATCGCTGGTAGATACTTTTGCGATATGTCAATTATCGGTGGTAACCATTGTGTTAGTGCTGTTGCTGCTGCCTCTATCGCTGGTGCCACCGCTACCGCTACCTGATTGGCTATGCCTTCAAAACCAGCGTATAACCGTCCAGTGGCATCGTTCATAGCCGCAACTGCCGACGCACCCTCACCGCTTACCACCAGCCCTAACTCTTGTGCAGCTCTCATCGAGTCTTCGAAACCTTGCTGCTCTGCTAACAGTGCCGGCATCAAGTCGCTAGCAGACTTACCAAGTATCTGTTGCGCTACTGCTGCTCGTTCGCTGGAGTTCTCAATTTCGCTCAGTGCTTTCTTAACCGCTGTGAATTGAGCAACTGGACCCTGCATCGATAACGCTTGTGCATCCAGACCGAGCTTTTCGAATACAGCCAATCCCGCCGAGTCGCCACCGCTTGCAATGTCTCCGATGGCTCGTTGTATTTTCTTGAGAGCCGCTACCGATTGCTCTGCATTAACGTTTCCCGCTTCGTTCATTGCAAACTGAAACGCTTGTAGATCACCTACCGTTTCGCCTAGCCCTTTGGCCGTGTCGTAAAGTGCGTCTATCTCGTTGGCCGCAGACGATACCGCACTGATGCCAGCTTGCAACGAAAAGAAAGCCGCAGCCGCTCCTGCTACTGCCGCTCCTGCTGCTACTGCCGCTGGTCCTAACGCCGACATCATCGATGTAGACGAACCGACTTTAGACGAAACGTTGTCGAGAACTTTTGACGCTTTATCTTGAGCACCGATAACGATGTTGATATCGTTCGCCATTATTTGCTCATCCTTTCTGCGTCAATCTTGTTCTGTTCGCTATTCAACGTCGACCATACATCCAGAAACCAGGCGGACTGATCTAGTAAACCACCGCTGGTTGGTAGGTAGCCGTTTTCGCAACGTGACGCCATGTTTACCGCTCTTATCAAATAATCGTCGACGTATTGCCTTGAGCACTCTGTCAATCGAAAAGTTCCTTCGTCGCATTGATCGCATCCGTTTCCGTTGCATATCGGACACTCGAATTCTGCATACTCGGTTTCGCTTAATCGATCTGAGCAACTACCACCTCCGCAGCTCTTGCATATCAGCCCGTTTCGGACTGCTGCCGCAACTCGAATTTTTTTCTTTCGTCAGGACTCATCGCAGCCTCCAACGTTACATCGGCAAGTAGTTCCCACTGTTCAGGCTTCGTCAACAACTCTTCTAGTGCACCGATAGAAAACTCACGCTGCATATTGCGCCAGCCTTTTACAGCCAGCGTTAGCATCTCTGTCATTAACGTCGCTTTGGTTGCGTTGTCGGTTGCTTGCCTCCATGCGTTTGATAACTCTCGAAGCCTGTCATCCTCTCGACTGCTCAATATCAATAAGTCGAAAGTCTGCTCTGGGTGGTTTTCTCTGTCCGACTTTAGGCAGTATTGATAAGTACCACCTGACTCTAGTTTTCTTGGCATTATTACGACGCTGGGGTAAAGACAATGGATAGTTCTTGATCGTGGGTTGCACCGTTTTTGCTGCACATAAAGTCAATTTGATCGGTGACCATCTTGTTTCTATTACCTTCTTGTAGGTTGGTGACCTGTGCCTTTGGTGCCGTGATATCTAGCGTAGAAGTAGTTGGGCCATCTAAAGACAATTCCAGGGCATGGGTGGACATATCCAACCACTTGCCCCATCTGTCTTGTGCCGCAACAGTTCCCGCTTCTGGATCGCAAGTTATAACGGGTTTCCTGCTGGTGATGATCCCAGAGATGTAACCTGCCGTAGTGGTAGGACACTCTCGCATAGTTACCTCATTGCCTGCGTCAATTGTTACGTTTGATACGCAAAGGTTGACGTTGTTCCACTCAGCAAACCCACCGGCATACCTGAGCGCCGAATCGGTTGGATACGTTGGGGTGATGATCGCAACATCGGTTACTGCCTGCCAAACCCCGGTAAACGTCCAATCGATATACGCTAGCTTGCCTGTTGGCATAACAATTTTGAACGTACCAACCGCACCAGCGAGACTCTTAAAAACGCCGTCAACATAACATCCAATTGTCAACGTCTTAACATTGCTTCCTGGTGCCTCTGAGCGTGGCGTATATGTCCCGCCTGACTTAACCCAACCGCAGGCCGGTAGAAACGTTTCCGCCCATGATGGTTCGGTTGCAGTTCCGTCCCATTCTATGTTTGTTCGGAAAGTGGCTGTACCCTGACGCCCTGCCGGTACGCTGGTTAGGTAATTAAACCCTCCCTGGCCTTCTCGTTCTTCCATCTCAATGGATGCCTGGATCATTGGGTTGTAGACGTTAAATGCCGCATCCGATGCAGTCAATGCCTCTGCGGTTCCGATGGTTGTCTCGATCTTTGCGGCGAGCACTCGTTTGCGTTTTAGTAGTGGCATGTTCTTCCCTTCGTTGTTTGGTTGTTAATAGCGTCCGGTTTGTTTGCCACGTAATTGACCTTGTGCCTTTAGCGTCAAGTATCTGATTCGTGCCTCGATCTGTTTTGGTAGTTCTGTCTTCGCGAATTCCGTAGCCTTCGATACAACACCTGTTTCCTCGAAGTACCATCCAGGCTTAGGACCATGCTGCTTAATCAATGGCCCTCTTGCCTTTGTGTTTGCTTGTCGCTTGTAAACGTTTCCGCCATACTGTTGGACGATAAAACCACCACTAACGAATCCTGTAGCTGGCTTGGTTTTGTTTGCTCTATAGCTAACACCCTTGCCACTCTTTAGCTGTCGTGGTTTGAAGAACTTCAGCGGAACTGGATAACCCTCCCAGAATCCTATAGTTGCACTCGTCTTTTCTTTGTTGGCTTTGCTCTTCTGCTTGATCGTTTTTTTAATCGTCTTAATTGGTAGGTTCAAAACCTTACCAATTTCGCGTGCTGCCATCGTGGTAACCTTCTTTGCAGTCTTGTTTATTGCTGCGGAAAGTTCCTTACCTACTGTTGCCCTAGCACCATTCAGGACGCTTTGTATTCGTTTTATGTCTGTCGTATCTATCGTTACGCTTATCACTATGCCCTCCCAGCGTATGCGTCGATTTCGCTTTGTCTGTGAATTGTTTTTATCTCCAGAGTCCCGCCTGCGTGTGTTCCGTCAGATGATCGAAATCTTTTGAGCGTCTCAATTGAACACTCCACCGCATTTCCTCCAAACGTGTACCAAGTTGATGGACTTACTGATGGATGGGTTATTGCTTTCACCATCTGACCTAGCGCTTCGTTTGTAGACGACGCAACCTCTGTCGCCAGTGTGTCGCTTTCTCTAACGTAGCAGTGAATATGGAACATGGTTTCGAACGCTAACGCTGGTGGATTCCCTGGACAATCTAGTTCTTCCACTCGTGTTGAATCATCTTGCACAACTTCCATCAAATGATGCTCTGGCGTAGCATACGTTCCAAGCCGATCATTCCTAATCACATTCACAGCATTGAACGTATAACCGTTATCGAGTGTGATTTCCGATAGTCGGTTCACTATCTCGACGGCAATTCGTTCGATGACTGTTTCTGTTGTTGTCATTACTGGACCAGAAAAGATACTTGGCCGTTTGCATCGCTTAACACTTTGACAATGGATCGGACTTTTATGTCTCCATCTGTTTCAAGTGCTATCCTAACTTTGTCGCCACCGGAATCTATCTCCGTAGATAGTATTCCTTTAACAGCATCGTTAAGGACAGTAACAACTATGTTCTGTCCTGTTACGTCTCCTAGCTCCGCAATCGTTTGCGGATCATTTCGGACGATCCTTGCAGCAATCGATCGCGTAATTCCACCAGCTCGTGGGATGTATGTGATCGTCTCACCGAATTGACGCAGCAAAGATGGTGCGCCAATTCGTTTGAATTGCTGTGCGAATCGTGTTGTCATCGATTAGGTTGTCACGTTCGACAGAAGGTGGCCGGCCTGAGCGTAGAAAATCTTTTCGGCGACTTGGTGTCGAACCCGGATGATTTTGCTACGTGTCTGCGGTTCTTCGTAGTCCTCTACCGTGCCAAGTACCGTTGAGCCATCTTTGCCCCAATGCAACGTCCTGGCGATGCATGGCTCCCGTACGTCGTTAGATTCTGCTACACGACATACCATCGCGTACTCGTCAGACCAAATCTTTCCGAATGTCGCGGATTGTCCTTCGTTGGCAGTGTTTTTTGCACCGCCGCCAATGATGATCTTTGGAATGTCGAATACCGATTGCAGTTGCTCAACCGTAATCATTGATGGCTTCGTTGACTGACCCGCACCGCTTGACGCGATCCTATCGATGATCTGAGCACACAACCGCAAGTTGCGGAAAACGTGGCGATTGATTACCAATGCGTTCGCCCAAATGCCCGAAGAATCCCACATCTTTCTAACCGCCGCTTCGACATCGTTGATAGGAGTCGCGTTGGTGTAGTCATCCCATTCGTTTGTGATAGCCGTCGTAAGTGCCGAACCAGTCCATACAGCAGCATCGAAAATCTTTGCGGCCCATCGCTTTTCAGCGTTCCGCAAAACCGCCGCAGTCGCTCGATTACGCGACACCAATTCGGCATCAAAGTAATCCGCGTAAATCTCTGCTTCGTTTTCGTCTACTGGTTCTTCTGTACCATGTTCGACTGTTGCATATGAATCCGGTTCGAAAGTCCATGTGCCTCTACTGTAGCCCGCACCTGGAGCACGTAGGGTCTCGCGTTCTTTGAGCAGTTGCTCTACCGGAATTCGTCCGAATGTTCCCGCCTGCTTATCGACGTCCAGTACGGGAGCAACAATGCTCCCAATGTATCCTTCGCTTTCCGCGAGTAAGTTGAACTCTTCGAGGCTACCACCTAAATCACTGTTTCGGTTATTCACCGATGCTAAACTTGTGCTTGGACTTGCCATTTGCTTCACTTCCTTCCCCGAAGCAAAGCAGACTATGAAATTGTAAAAGTGACTGGGTTTCTTCGGTAGCTACTCCGATTCCACCCGAGCCACGCTTCGGGGTTCGTTACGCTCCTGCCGAGTCACCGACTACGTTCAGGATTTCAATCACGTCGTTTGCTGAGGATGCCGCAGACATTGCAATGCCTCGCAAGAAAGATCCAGTTGCTTGGGTTGCTGACACCTTTCCGGATGCAGCGGTATAGACCTTTGCTCCAAGGCTGATTGCACCAGCGGCTGTTGCCTTGGAGGTTCCAGTCTTGTTTGCAAACGCGACGGATACCGATGTTGCGGAGTCTCCTCGTCGTGTCGTTAATCCGATATCCTGTTGCGTTGCAGACGCAATAGCACCAGCCGCAGTAACTCGGATGAATTCTCCTGTATCTGCGGCCAGTGTTACTGTGCCGTATCCTGTGTCGTTGTACGTCGCCATTTAATTTCTTTCCTTGATTGTTGTGGGTATTGGTTCGCTTGATTACTACTCAGCAAGCATTGATTCGCGAAGTCCTGGGTAAGTTTTATTTGCCATCGCCAGAGCTTTCCCGCGAATCATTCCTTTAGATTCAAAAGACGCAACCGCTTCATTCCATTTGGCCTTAGCGGATATAGATCCAGTCGATTTTGATTTTGCGACGGGAGCAACACCGGACTTAGCTTTCGGAATATCTGGCGATTGACTTGGAACTGGAGCCGTTGGTGCTGCGGCAACAGGCTGCTCCATTGCTTCCGGCGTAGTCATCGAAGCAATCGTTGCTTCAAGTGCTGCAATGCGATCGGCCAAGCTTTGATTGTCGATCATCACTTCGGCATAAGCCGCCTCAGCGACTTGTGACATGGGCATTTCAGCTTCCATACACTTCACGATGAAATCGGCTTTCGCCTTTGGATATGCCGTCTTGATTTCTTTAATCGTGGCGGCGATCGGCTTTTGCGTTTCTGACATAGATTTTTCCTTAGTCGGTACGCGGTTATCGCCACCAGGATCGACACCGAATAGTGCCTGAACAATCCCATGCGGCATGGACTTTACTTTTGCGAACACTCGACCGATTACCGGGGCCGATGTTATTCGATTGACGAACCCAAGTGCTAGTGCGTTGGTTGCGTTGAGGTATGTCTCTCGATCAAGGATGGCTTTGATTTCGTCGGTGCTTTTGCCTGATTTCTCGGCATAAGCGTTGACCATGTTCGTATTCATTTCAGCCAGAAGGCTAGAACGCTTTGCAAACTCGCTTGCGTCACCCTCGCACGTCATGTACGGGTTGTGAAGCATCATGTAGCCGTTTGGCGTTATCTCGACATCGCTAAATGCCATCGGGATGAACGAAGCAATCGAGAACGCAGAAGACGACACAACACATCGTTTAGGTCCGGCGTAGGCTTTCAATGCGTCGTAAATCGCGAAGCCTTCGATAACGCTTCCACCTTCGGAATGGATCGATACTTCAATCGGATCTATCCCGTTCGTTGGTAGTTGCGACTTGATCCACTGGGAAGATACTTGACCTTCCTCGCGTCCGATTTCGCCGTCGATTATGATTTGCTTAGGCATCTGCTATGACCTCCGGTGTATCGACTTGACCATCGAGAGCGTCTGTTATGTAAAGATCGACTTTCGAAGGTGGGATTCCAAGCGAATCTAATTCGAGTCTAGCCCGTTGTTCGCTTATCGTTTTGGCTATCATCTCTTGCAAGATATCCTTGATTGCCTTCCGACTGTTTTTCCAGTCGCTTCTCTTAACGCCAAGCATCTCAGAACCGGCATCTTGTTGCGGAACGGGCTTGCCATCAACTCCAATCGACCCAGCAACCGCAGGAGCAGGTACGCCATCCGCAGTTACGGAACCAGGTTGAATCGGATCAATGATCGCTGCCACTTGCTCAGGGCTTAGAGTTGGGAACGCTGCATTGATAACTGCTATTGCAGTTTCCTTTGGCATCGCACCCGTACCGACTTGAGTAACAACGTCCATCAAGCTCGTCACCTGAGCACTGTTTAGAGCTTGTGCTTCAACGTTGATATGTTCTTGACTATCCACACTCGCACCATCGCCAGCACCGCCAGCCGCGTCCGCTTGTACCGCGATTGCCTCTGGATCTTGTAACGCGATCGTCTGGCCCTCTGGCATTACCAACGGAATCAAGTCACGCCAATTTAATGGCGGGCTTGTCGGATTAGCCACGTTGAACTCGGATGCTTTCTTAGCGGCCTTATCAATCGCGTAGATGTTGTCTTCGATGATCTCGTCGGCAGTCTCTTCCCAATCGCCACCCCTCGCACTGTGTAGCCTTCGTGGGCTTGTCAATGCGTTGCGTAGTTGCGTTGCATCACCTTCTGCGTCTGCGACCGGCTCGATATAAGACCACGTTGGAAGATTCCAATTGTGACCGAATAGTTTGATCTTCGGCTTATCTCGCCACGATCGGATCTCGCTATCTTCCTCGATCAAACGAGACAACCACCACTCATACGCTGGCTTGTGTAATCGTCGAACCAAGTTGAGTTGATCGGCTACAAATCCCTTTCGAGCTTCGTCAACAGCACCACGCCACCCGCTAAAATTAGTCTCGCTGCCGTCCATCAAAACCAAGCAAAGCGGCAACCCAAAGTTGACTCCAAGCACTTGCATAATCAGCTTGACTTGTTCGAAGTATTCGCTGTTCGGAACATTCGGAGAGAATCCTTTGAGCGTATGACCAGGAAGGCTCGTTAGCTTCATACCAGGCGAAACGCCTTCAATCTGCCGCGTTCCGGTTGGCGATGTTTCGATAGTCGATCGACCGAATCCGGCAACACTTGGAAGACCGCTAGAACCCGCTGCGACTTCTTCGAGTATCGCGAAACACGATACGACCTGTTGTTGAACAAGCTTCGCGAAGTTGATATCCTCAAGCATCCCAGCGTAAGAAAACACTGGAGCTAACTGAGTTACCCCGCGAGTCTGCATTACTCGCTTTGGATTGTAAACATGAAAGACTTGCCTACGTCCGTTTGAATCGCGTACATCGATCGGAGTTGAATCGCCTTTAGTTCCGAATGCGTCTAGCTCTTCAAGAATATGGTATTGCAATCGCTTGCCATATCGATCTGTAGTCACACCAAGAAACGTATCGTCAAATCGCGACTTCGTTTGAATGACATGAGACTCTAGTACTTGGAACGATCCATCTTCCGTCCCCGTGACGATGATATCGCCGTCGATCGATTCCGACCTGGCACAATGTCTTTCGATCTCAGACCAAGTACACTCGCCTGCGATATCACATTGCTCTGGATCGTTTGCGTAATCTTGCCAGCGTTCCCACAGCTCAAGGTCTAGCCCTTTGTCGCCTGTCTTTGGGTCGAGCTTGAATCCGCTTTGGACGATGTTGTCTACACGTCGATCGGCAAGGATACCGACTACCGCGTCGTTTCGGTCCATGTCCCGAGCTTGTTCGATATCTCGGTAGTATTGCGTCTCTGTTCTGTAATGATAGTCCGCACCGCTTCCCTGAGGAGCAACACCGTTACGCTTACGAACGAATCGACTCGATCGGCTCATATCGTAATCAGCACGAATCGAATCAAACGTATCTTGCAAAGACTTCTTGCCGTTCGCGATCATCGGAATCCCTCCGAGACGGAAAGGAACTGGACAACGCCGGTAGAAGTGCGATTGGCCGCTATGAATTCCAATGCCCGATTCATCAAGTTCTCAATCTGCTGAACGCTGATTGACATCGATGATTGCTGATCGGATTGACTTGACGGAGTTAGAATGAAGTACCGCTTCGCAGCCGTAGCAAAAGACTGAGCCTTAGACACCGAAGATGATTCTTCGAAGTCGGCATTGTCTAGCAAGGTATCGATAACTTCGTCTATGGTTGCTGCCATACACGAATGCTATGTCAACCAATGCAACTAAATTGCACTTGTAACAAAATAACTTTGTAACAAAATAACTTTGTTACAAAATACCCAGGTCATCGGCTACCCTGTTAAGGACGAACCGAATTAAGTCCTGAGAATTAGCACTACGGCTCCCTGTACTTTCGAAAGCCTGATTGTCAAATCCCTCGACCAATGCCCGCAACGCTGTAGCCTCCCTGGAATTCAAACGAGCGGTAACCAATGTCGAAGCGTACCCATCGGATAAGCCAACCAACGCTGGAATAGATAACGAAACTGTTCTGATTTCAATTTCCTTGCGAAGCATACCCGCATTCTTGACCGGAACTATAGTTCCACTTTTATCTTCTTTCTCGACTCGTTTGACAGTTGGCAATTGGCTCATTAGTTTACCTTTGCGTTGCTAGAAATGGCTGTCCAAATTGATTCGTAAATGTCGGCTGGACTGGCTCGACATAGCTACTTTGCTCTGGCTCGATTGATATACGATCAACTAATCGAATGCCAATACATCCAGCTCCAGCACATGCCAACGCCGAAGCGTCTAGCCAGTGATTGTTCTTGTTCTTGACAAACCATACCCGCTTGTGTTCCTTGCCGTATACCGGAACAAGTTGCTCCTCTTCGGCTACGATATGGTGAGCGAAACTAAGATGCCGCTTGCGATCTCCAGCGGTATCGAATAAGACTATCGACCCGTCATTTCGATTCCCACCTTCATCGTTTGGATTCGTGATGAAACGTTGTTGTAGCCATTTCTTCCAGAATTCGGTGTTGACGTTGTAAAGCCAAACCCCGTCGTCAATCAAATGGTGAGCGTACGCTTGTTCGAATGGTACTTTATCTGGCTGTGCTTTCGGTATTCTAAACCGAGCATCTGACCATCCTTTCGACGGGAAAAACGGAGTACCTCTCCTACGGCAGAATTCATAGACCGCCGCCGTATGACCTCTACCACTTCCCGAATCCAGGAAGCATATCAACGGATTGACTTTGGCTACGACTTCATCGGCCCAAACCTCCAAGCTAGCAAGTATAG